GTACTCGTCGGCCAAGTACAACGGTTCGGGCAAGGCATGGAGCCTGGGTCAGCTGATCCAGTTCCTGCACCCGGTCCCCGCCGACGCGAAGCAGGCTGCCCTGTTCAAGTACCTGGTCGCCAAGGACTACGGGGTGACCCCGATTCCTGAGCTGCTCACCAAGCTTCGGCTGCGTGAGCAGATCATGAACCGGCCCGTTGCTGACCGGCGTGAGCTGGTGACCCGACCGGGTTCGGCTGACAACTTCCGCAACGCCGGTTTCACCTGGGAGGCCCTGGCTGGTTGGCTTCAGGGTCCGATGGACAAGGCGGCCTGGGAGGCGATCATCCCTTCGATGGGGTACTTCGCCCTGCTGAGGAACCTGCGCAACTTCGACGAAGCCAAGATCAGCAACGCTTCGGCTGCCCTGGTCATGGCCAAGCTCGCCGACGAGAACGAGGTCAAGCGGGCGAAGCTGTTCCCGTTCAGGTTCCTTGCTGCGTACAAGAACGCACTGAACGCACGCTGGGCTGGGCCTCTCGGGCTTGCCCTGGACGCTTCGCTGGCCAACATCCCTGTGCTGCCCGGACGGACCCTGGTCCTGGTCGACACTTCGGGGTCGATGGACGCCCAGTTCTCCGAGCACTCGGAGATGAAGCGCTGGGATGCGGCTGCCCTGTTCGGCATCGCCCTCGGTAAGGCCGCTGAGGGGGTCGTGGGCAGCTCCGTGGATGTCGTGTCGTACTCCGATGGCCGGTCCTACTACGGGACCTCCTACGCGGCGGAGAAGGTGTTCAAGCTGACCCGGGGTGCGGATCTGCTGTCGGAGATGAAGAACTGGATCTGGGGCGGGTACAACATCGGTAGCGGCACGGACACGTTCGGAGCGATGAACCGCAACTACACAGGCCACGACCGGGTCATCCTGCTCACCGATGAGCAGACCAACCCAGGTACAGCCCACATGGTCCCCACCGACAAGCACGTGTTCGTGTTCAACCTGGCCGGGTACCAGTTCGGTCAGCAGGCTACGGGCGAGTACCGGCACTCCTTCGGCGGCTTGACCGACGCCTGCTTCCCGCTGATCGCCCAGATTGAGGGTGCCCAGGCCGGGGTTTGGCCGTGGGAGACGGCGTGACCTGGCTTCGGGTTCTGCTGACGATCTGGCTCAGCCTCAGTGTGATTGTGGTGCTGAGCCAGATCGACCAGCCACGCAAGCCCCTCAGCGCGGGCGCTGCCATCCTGTCAACGATCTTCACGATCGGCTTCATCTGGTCGGTTTGGATCTTGTGATGGGCAAGCGGGACTACTACGACCCGATGACGATGGCGGTCCGGGACATCCCCGAGGTGTTCGATGAATGCCGGAAGGTTGTCTTCACGAGGCTTCCCGGCACGAACAAGTTCGTCGCGGCGACCTGGGCTGCCCTGGTGGAGGCAATCAACATCTACCAGTTCGCCCAGGGTGTCATCGACGACGAGGAGAGCAAGTCTGATGGGTTTGTCTGGACTTACATCGGTGAGCACAGGGCAGCGGCGGGTGTGATCCGCAAGATCGCCGATGGTCTAGGCGTATCAAATTTCAAACCCAGGGAAGGGGAGCAGGTTGAGCAAGTTCGTCAAGGTGGAGGAGATCCTCGGTCGCCTGGAAGTCCGGGAGCTGCTGGGGGTGACGGAAACGTACATGGACTATCTGGCGTACAAGGACCCGAACTTTCCCAAGCCGTTCCTGATCCTGAAGGGGGCCCGGCTGTGGGAGAAGGCGGTCATCCTGGCATGGCAGGCCAAGACGAACCGGCCCGCACCTGAGCTGATCGTCGCCGCGCCTGAGCGGGCCCAGGTCAAGGCGAAGATGCCCGTGGTCAAGCCGGTCGCGATGAGCCAGGATGAACGTGGCGCTGTGCTTGACCGTCTGTTTGGGAGAGGTACGGATCATGAGTGAGAACGAGTTCAAGGTGGAAGTCCAGGAGGTCCCACGCCCCGCTGGGCGGGCCAGGCCGAGCCTGCGTGACCTTCGTCCTAACCCGCTGGTCGACCGGGCTGTGAGCCGCATCGTCGATGGGCCGCCTGAGATCCCGGTGGCCGCGTTCCAGTCGAGTATCTGATGGTCGGCCAGGCTCGGCCGTACCGTGGCTTGAGCCGTGGGGACCCCCTGGTCCCGGCTGGCAAGGTCGGCTTGGGTGACCGGGTCTGGTGGGAGCACACCTACTGGCTGGCCGGGTATCCGAGCACCCATTGGACGATGGGCCTGGTGGAGATCAAACGCGACCAGACCTGTGTGGTGAGGAACAGGTACGGGCATACGTGGGAGGTGGAGGTGGGCAGGTTGTTCAAGCCGGAGACGGAGACCTAGGTGACTTAACACCTAGGAGGAGACATGGGGCACGTGCCTCGCTGGTACATCGATCACACCTGGTTCAACCCTGAGCGCGTTCGTACTCGCGATGATCTGGGCGAGATGGCCAAGGAGTACAACGCGAATGGAGAGCTTGAAGATGGAGACTTCGCCAACCACCAGCACCGCCATTGTTCCGGCTGGTGGTGGGACTGACTGGATCACGGCCTGCGAGTCGGCTCACTGCGTCAAGGTCAAGTTCGACGAGAACGGGGACGTTCTGATCGGGTCGACCAAAGACCCAGGTGAGCTGAGGTTCACTCGGGCCGAGTGGGCAGCCTTCGTGGCCGGGGTCACGGATGGCGAGTTCGACCCGTGAAGCCGGTCTTCACCAGGTTCTGCATGAGGTGCGGCAAGCCGTTCGCCCATCCGAACCGGGTGGTCAGGGTGTGCCCGCCCTGCTTCGACAAGTCCCGTTAGATGCGACAAGACCCCTCGGGAACAGGAGAACCGAGGGGTCTTGTCTGGGAAGGGGAAAGGTAGGAACCTCTCTCCGCCCGAGCCTAGCAGGTTACTTACGGGTATACGACCCGCCGCTAATTCTGGTGATCGCCCTTGCCTCCTGCTCTGAGGCAACCGTCCTGGTCTCACCCTTGCCGGTGGTCACGACGAACTGTGCCGCCGACCCGTCCTTGTTCTTTCCGCATGAACACACGCTGATCACCCTTCCTTACTGGCCACAGCCACAGTCAGACTCTACCGGGAGTAGATCATGGAAAGCTTGAGCGATACCGGCCGCACGGGAGTCCCCGGCAACCCGGGCCAGGAAGGCATCGACGTCGACAAAGGCCTCACTCTGACCAACTGGCACAGCTTCGGTCCCGGCCTGAACGCCTACGTCCTCTACGACTCCGGCGTACTGTTCGACCACCATGCCAGCGGCCGTAAGCGAGTAGGCCCCGTCGCCATCCTCGTGAAGGACGGGGAAACCTGGGCTGTTGACAGCCAGCGCGGCTACCAGTTCAAGGTTGCCCTGCACGCGACGCCAGTCACCGGACAGTGGAGAACGCCTCAGCTCTGCGACGCTGGACTCGGTCACACTGTCGACCAGTGCACCGGCTACCCAAACGCCGAAGCTGTCCTCACCTGCGTTGACCACTGCGACACAAGATCCTGTGTTGTCGTAGTGTTCGACGGCTGGGACAACGCCGAAGCTCTCGTCGGCATGACCGGTCCCAAGGGTGATCTTTCCGACCCGGACGAGCTTGCCGCCCTTGGTGAGGACTGAGCCTTGCTTGAAGTATCCGTAGTTGGTCTTACTATGCGGAGCGATCACGCAACGGTTGCCAACGCCCATGTGACACTGCTTCCATGTTGCCAGGTGCCCGTAGACATGGCCGTCCTTGTCGACCCGAAGCGGCGTAGGGCCAGCGAGTGCGGGGTTGGCGAACATGAAGTCAGGTGGCTTCACCATCCCACTTGCGGTCATGGCGTACTCCTCGTCATCGATAAGCTGGAAGGCGTCGTCCGCCAGGGCAGCCTGGCTCGGCGGGGCGACTTCAGAGTCCGCACCCTGACGGCCGCCACGCTGCCAAGGGGCTACGACTCGGGGATCGGCGTACTCGTCACGGAGCATGTCGTAGATGTCAGTGAGCACCTGCTGGACCTTGATTCGCTGGTTTTCGTCGAGCGTGTCGTACAGGCCGCCATGCCCACCGGACATGATCACGCCTGCGCTGAACACGGCCCGGGGGATCAGGTATGCCTTGCCGTCGATCACGTCGATGATCGGCAGACGGTACGTCTCCCTGTTGAGGGGGTTACCCTTGTCGTCCTTCCACAGGAAAGCCGAGCCGTACTTGGCGGGATCACCCCCGGACCACGCCGCGATGTTGTTCTCAGCAGTTTCGAAACTGAACTTGGTCTCACGTGGTGCCAGGGGGAACTTGCGCCAGGCTGTGGAGTTGACCGCGAACTCAGTCGACATGGCACAGGTGATCCCAGCCGAGGCGAGGACGGCCATCTCGGCATCGTCGTCAACCGTGATGTGGACCTGGGGGAACGCGGGGCTCATGACCAGGGTGACGCCGTGGACGTTAGCCCGAGTGACCTTCATGGCGAACTCGTCGGGCTGGGTGGGGTGAGCGACAACTTCATAGGCAAGGTCTGGGTCGAGGTCGACCGATGGCCCGATGAGCCCCTTCTCCAGGAGGTACACCGCTTCGAGCACTTCGGGGACGCGGCGTGGATCAAGGAATTCACCGGACCCCCATACGCCACCCGCCCCCTGGTACTGGCGATCCCAACTGGCTACGGTGACCGACCCGGCGTGACCCTGGCCCGAGACACGCTGCCAGCCCATGGGCAGGGGGAAGTTGCGGAACCCGAGTGCATTTGCGGCGAACATGCGTCGGTCTCCAGTGGGAGCCTCTTCTGGCGCGACGAGGCCATACCAGCGGATTGTCACCTCAGCTCCCCTTCTTGATCGTCATCTTGCATCGGCATCCCACAACGTTCCAGGCTGACCCGGCTGGATCTCCAGGAAACCGAAGGTCCTCGCCACCCACCTGGAACGTGTCGGTCAAGCCACGTGACTGCCCATCCGCACGTCGATGGGCTGGCCTCTCGTGGCCGTCCAGGTCCGCATCCCAGACCTTGATCCAGCCAGGGCCCGTTGGCGGCTCGTAGTACTGGGCCGCCGCTAGCACACCTGCGTTCCAGGCCCTGTTCGTCTCCGTCCGAGTGATCACTTGTGCCCGATTCTGCCACCATTCACTCCCAGTGTTCAGAATTGTCGCATCAACCCGGGCGGAGATCATGTCCCTGGACTGGTTCTTCGCCATGCCATCGGTGAGGATGAAGAAGATCTCGTTGTAGACGTCGTCGGGCATCCTCACCAGCAGGTTGCGGGTCAGGGCAAGCTGGGCGAACGTGAACGAGTTGCCTGAGATGAACGGCTGCCCGGACTGCCAGCGCCAGCCGTGGTCGACCACCGTCTCCAGGACCGGCATGATCACCTGGTCGAGCTGGGCCATCCACGCGGGCTGGGCATCAGGCACGGCTGATGGGTCCGGGTCGCCGGGGCGCATGACCTTGCGCAGGGCAGCCACGAAGACTTCGATGCCCCGCTTGACTGCGGCCAGGACCCGCGACTCCTCCTCAGCGGCGGGCATCGATGACCTCACCAAGACGGCCTAGGCTGTGCTCGGATGAGCTGCGCAGCAGGTCCTGGCAATAGTCCTCCAGGGTGGCCCGCATCTTGCCTGTGTCCACACCGAGCCCGGCGAAGTCGAGGACCAGATGATCGAACGTGCCCGACAGTGCCTCGCTGGCCTGTGCCCCGCTTACCTTGATCCGGGTGTGGATCTCGAACTTCGGCACATCAGGGAACTGGCCTCGATGGGTTCGGCTGAGCAGGCGGCCACCTGCGATCTCCAGGGCACGCCGGACGACCACGTTCGCAGCGGCCAGTACAGCATCCGGTGAATCGTTGAGTACGGCCGAGGCGAGGATCGGGGTGCCACCTGAGCCCGGGTTGACCGCTGGCCTGGTCGGGCCAGTGTCCGTGGACCTCGGGTCGACCGGCCTGCGCTGGTTGTCGGTGGACCTGTCCGGTGCCGGTGGTGGTGGCGGGCCTGGGGCGTTCGGGTCACCTGGGACGGCCATGACCGGCTCGGGCATGTCGATGTCGAGGTTGGCCGCCTCCACCAGGGCGGGGACAGCAACCAGGGTCGGGTCACGGAGCAGGAGTTCGCGGGTGAACAGCTCGGTCGACTCGTCTTCGCTCATGGCGTCGGTGAGCGGGTTGTAGTTGCCTGCCAGCAGGACTGCTTCGCCTGAGACGAGTCGGCGCTCGTACAGGTTGATGGTGTCCTGGAGCCTTGAGGCGCGGACGGTCAGCGGGGCTGTGTCGAAGGCGAGGGTGTACTCGTCGGGGTTCTTGCCGAGGGCGGTGACGAGCTTGCGCAGGTAGGACTGGGTGAGGCCATCGCAGATCAGGTTCATGATCGGCTCGATGTGGATCTTGACGAAGCTCTCCTCGATCGACCAGACCGAGATGTGGTTCACGTCGCCCATGCCCAACATCAGCTCGGCAGGCATGTTCATACCCGTCGCGAGCCTCTTGACCGCACCCTCCTTGTACTGGGTGAGCTTGTCCGACAGCTCCGAGTCGAACCGCATCGGCTTGTCCTGCATCTTGCCGATCATGTCGTCGGGGATCTCGATGAAGTTCGGGACCAC